GATCACCACGGTCTCACGGTTGGCATACAGCGTCCCGATCGTGAGCAGGATCGCCGCCTTGATGTCGAACAGCACCTCGCCGACCGGTGGCGAAACCCCGTTGTCGACATAGCCGGCGCGAAATCGCACCCGTACCGCGTTCTTTGCCACAAGCGTGGTCGGCCACGACTTCGAGACGCCCAGGCTCACCACCGCGCCATTCCCTAAATCGGCGACCACGTAGCTCGCGGCCGGAAACTCTTGCTCGGTACCCGTGGGGTCGCGATAGAACACCCCGATCACCTGGAGGAGCGGCGGCAGCGGGATCTCGATCGGGCAGGCCGTCGGGAAGGCGTCGAGGAACAGGTCCCAGGTCTGGTCGATCAGCGCGCGACCCAGGAAGCCGTCTAGCCCATCAACGTTCTGCACGGCAGCCTTCAGAAAGATCGTGATGAGGGCATCCTGGTCGGTGCTCTCTTCGCGCAGATGCAGCTTCACCTCGGTGAGGGTGAGCGGGAGCGTCGTCGGCGCGGTGACCAGCTTCAATCCCACGGCTTCGACTCCGTCACGCGTTGAGGAAGATTTTCGGCAGCGGATCGCCGGAGTATTTCGGGGGCATTGGCTCGATCACCCCGGTCCGGACGATCATCCCAAAGCACCAGGTCCGCACGCACTTGCGGCCCCTGCTCGAGCGGAGTGTCGGCGGTCTCCGGCTGGGCGCCGTCATAGATGTCGATGAAGCCGCCATCCATCAGCCGCGCAAACGCATCAGCGTCGGTATTCACCGCAAGGTTTGTCAGCCTGGGTGCTCTTGGCCATCAGTGCTTCCCGCCATCGAAGCCGAGCTGGGTGAGGTCACGACCAGGCCGGCCGTCGGGGCCGCGCGCGCCCGGCGTGCCGGCTTTGCCTTCCTTGCCGTCGCGGCCGCGCTTGGCGCAGAGCTTCCAATCGGGAGAGACGCCGGGCGTCGCGGTGGTTTCTTTCTCGCAGTGCCAGGTCGAACCTTCGCGCGTGACCATGTCGCCGCGCTTGAAGGTTCCCTCTTTCCAGACGCCGCGATAAATCGCAACGGCGGTCTCGATCCGACGCGTGAATGATTTACCGCTGGTGTAAATCGTCGTGCGCTCCAGCACGCGGCCATCATCGAGCACGCGTTCACTCTCTTCGGCGACGCCTTCGAGCACCACGGCCCATCCGGCCTTGAGGATGTCGCCGCCGTCGGCGGGATCGGTCTGCCGCTCGGCGCGGATCACGCCGCCGCGGTGCCGCGCGCAGACGCCCTCGCCATAGCTCTTGCTGCCGTCGATCCCCGGCAGGATGCGCAGCTCGATGGCGTCGCGGCCAGGCGCACCTGGTCCGCCCTCCTTTCCGGGCTGACCGGGCGCCCCGCGCACCTGGCCCGACGGGATAATCCGGCCGTCCGACATGCGCAAAACGAGCACGCCTTCATCATTGACCGAGCCATCCATCACCGAGGCGCCGCGCTCGCCATCCTCGCCGCGCACCTTGCCGATCGCCTTTGTCGAGCCGTCCGGGTAGATCGCCTGCAGCATGCCGGCTTCGTCAACCAGGAACGAGCCTGGCAGCAACGGCAGTGCCTTCAGCTTAGACTGCGCGGATTGGATCGTGGCCAGCACCCCGCGCACCAGCTCGGGGTCGACATCGCGGCCAGGCTCGCCCGGCGACCCCCGCTCGCCCGGGTCGCCCTTAATACCAAGACCCTGCACACCGCGTTCGCCGCGCTCACCTGGCGCGCCGGGCTCTCCGCGCTCACCAGGCTCTCCGCGCGGACCGGGCGGCCCATCCTTGAGAGCTGCCAGTGCAACGTCGATGCGCTGCCGATCTTCGGCCCGCAAGCGGTGGCCTTCTTCCTTCGCCGTTGCGATGTCGAGCCGCAGATTCGCGATGATGCCGCGGCATTCCGCCACGATCAGCTCGTAATCCTTGCGGGCTTGTCGTTGCACATCTGCAACCACTCGCCCGAGTGCGCTCGCAAGCGCGTCAGGCAGCCTCTGCATAGTGCTGTCGCCAATCTTCGATTTGCTGATGGATGTCGAGGTCGGTGATCCCGGCGCTCTGTGCATTGGCGTTCACCCCGTCGCCAGCAGCGCCGTCTGCCGGCGGCTGGTTATCACCGGAGCCGCCGTCTGCCGGCGGCTGATTATCCGGCGATGGAGCTGCCGGCTTGCTGCTACTAAACGGATCGGCGCTGGTGTCGCGCTTGTCGAGCGCCGCCAGGCTGAAATTCTGTTGCTGCAGATAGGGCGTGTCGCCGCCGGCCTTCGGCGTCAGGTCGAACTTCGCGCGCGCCTCATTCGGCGAGAAAATACCCGCCTTCACACCTTCGCCGGCCGTCTTCACCTTGGTCGCCGTGTCCATCCGCAACAACGTATCGAGATCGAACTCGGTGCCGTAAGTCTTACCCGCCTGCTCGGTGAGGCCAAGGCCTTCGTCGAGACACAGCTCGATCGATTCAATCAGGTTCTGCAGGCACTGCGTATAATATTGCTGGTTCAGTGCCTCGATGTTGTTGTAGTTCGGCATCGTGCCGACGCCGATCATGTAGGACGGAACGTGGAAGCATGAGCACACGGTCTCCGCTGTCCACTTCAGCTGCTCGATCAGCTGTGAATCAACCGCGTTGATCGACAGCGACTCATACTTGAGCCCATCGCCGACAACCGCCACCTTGCCGGCGTTATCGCCGGTGAAGTTCTGGTCCCAATATTCCTTCAGCCGCCGCGCGGTCTCGTCGTTGATGTTCTGGTCCGACGTCAAGATGCCGCCAGGCCGCCCGCCATTCTGGAACAGCTTGGTTGAGTTGCCCTGGATCGAGAGCCCCTGCAGCGCCGCCATCCCGCACGCCGTGATCGGCGACACCCCGCAAAGCGGGTGATAGAGCGGCACCATGGTGTCGTGGATGATCTCGCTCGCCGGCACCGCCACATCGACAACGACGCCGGAGAGATAATCCCGCGTCACCTGATAAAACACAGCACCATCGGGCGCGACCAAAACCTTGACCCGGCAAGGATCGAGAATATAGAGCGCGACCACGACACCGCGCCCATCACGCTCCTTCAGGACATAGGTGTTGCCGTGCAACAGCTTCGAGATGCACCACTGCTCGAAGAACTTGATCCGGTTCTGCCAGCGGTTCGGCTTGCGCAGCACCGGCGAGAATGCCGGCGAATTGATTTCACTCCAAATCAAATCGCTATCCTGCTCGACCAGGCGCACGCGCAGCTTGCCAATGTCTGCTGCGATCAGGGTGACACAGGCGTACACCGCCGAATAGGCCAGCACGTCCTGGGTGCGAAACTCCATATTGCGCTGCCAGGCGCCGGTGAACGGCTCGCTCACGATCGGCCACCACCCGCGCTTCGAATCCCAACCCGTCGGCACCGTGGTCGCTGGCACCGCCGCCTTCGCGCGCGCGATCTCAAACCCAAAGAAGCGCATCACTCCTCCGCCACCTGGTCGCGCCGCCGATAGGTGCGCTTGCCCGGGGCCTGCTCGGGCTGCTGCTCGGGCGGCTCAGCTTTTTCGGCTTTCAGCTGGCGGGTCTCCAGCCCACGCTTGGTTCGCTGGGCCCAACCCTCCTCCTGTGCATCCGCGATCTGTCCCAACGCCTTGAGTGTGCGAATCTCAGTTGTGTCTTCTGAGTCGAACTCCTCACCGACCGCAAGCACTCGCCCGCCGTGCCGGAATTCCTTGGCCTTGACCACAAATCTCATGACGTTCTCCTCGCATTGCCGTGCGGCTACTGCGACATAACTCGCTATCTGCGGGCCCCGACAATGATCACATCCCAGGACCCACTTCTGGATACATCGGCCGGCTGCGCAATCGGACGGACAAAGTGTGCACGGCTCGCGTATTCATACAGCTGCCCGAACTCCATGATGGGAGCTGGTCCGCCTGTGACTGTAACCGCTTCCCAGTTGAGATCATCGTTGCTCGCCTGCAGGGAACACCCAAAATTCGCCGCAGCATTGCTGATGACCTGGATTGTCCTCCAGTCCCATGACGACAAGTCCCCAGCTCCCGCTCCAACATCCCCAGCCTGTATGCCAGCCCACGTCACCGTTACCCACGACGGCGACTTACCAGGCTCAAACTCAATACTCGGATTGATCGTTGTCATTTTGCGTTAAACTCCTATTCTCTCGAAGGCCAGCCAGGTCATCTCGATATGACTGATGTCGTATCCACGCCGAACGTCGTCGTCGAGCACACGCGTTACTTGGGCATTCGGATTACCGTAGTCGTGCCAGATCACAACACCGCCTGTCTGCACAATCGCGCGCGCGAGCGCAGTGTCATGCAGCACGGCTTCAGCGCTATGATCTCCATCAATGAAGACGACATCGGCCGCAACGATATCGGCAGGGGCTATGTCCAGCGATCCGCGCGGCCTGATCATTAGGTTGAACCGCGGGTCCGCCAAGGCGTAGTGCCCGGGGCGGCCGGGCGTCTCGCGCCTCTGGACCTCTAATCCTGGCCGATAACTTGGCTCAGCCTCAATTCCGATGTATCGCTCCAACGACAAAATCTCACGCAAACACGCGGCAGCTGTCCGCCCTTCGTGGCAGCCAATCTCAACCATCACCTTGGGCTGCTCCGTAATCCTCACAATCGCAACTAACTTTTCCAGCTCGCCTGGAAACATAAAACGAGCAGGCAGCCCCCTGGCGTCGATCGGTTCAGACGTAAGCCGAAAGGACTTCATCGCGGGGACACTCATTGTGGGTGGCGACGCCCAATCGGGGCGTCGCCTCTTGCTTCGATTACTCTGCGTACTTCGCGTTTTGAATGAACACGACCGCAGTGGCCCGGCGCTTCTGCCAATTGATCCAACGCTCGGCCCGCAGGCCGGTCATATTCATCTGCCAGAGCGAGACCATGTTGCTCGACGCCGTCGGTGGCGAGTCCGGCGCCGAATCCATCTGCACCGAAGCTTCGCGGCTGGCATCGATCACCACCTGGCCGTCGTCGGCCAGCATGATCTCCGACGCCTTGGCGAAGATGATCGGGAACCCGTCGAGCGGCGAGTTGCCGGTCGCCGGGATATTTTCCGACGTGACCACTGGGTAGCCGATCAGCGTGCCGCCCTCGGCGGTGATGTTCGGGTGCAACGGCGTGCCGAGTGACGTCATCATCAGCGAGAACGCCAACGCCTGGCCTTGCGTCATGATCCAGACGCCATTGGCAGACTGGAAGTTGTTGGTGAAGAAGCTGCCGAGCAGCGTCTTCGCGTCGGCACGGAACGCCGCCGCCGTGGCGCCAGTCGCGGTGACTGGCGTGACGCCGTTCGTGATCGAGGCCGGCGAGACGTTGGTGACCACCGCGACCGCCGGATCAACGAACTGGCGGTCGAGGAACTGCGCCATGGCGTCGATCAGGTCTTGCCGCACGACATTCTCTGCAGACGGATTGGAGAACCGCACCAACTCGTCAGTCAGGATCACGATGCCGGCGGCCTTCGCCCACCGCAACGTGACGGTGTCGAACGCCATCGCCGACACAGGCTTCGGCGCGTTTTCGCCGACCCAGCCGACCGACGAACCGGTGGTGGTGCGCGGCATCTGGATATTGAACGGCACGCGTCGCAATCCAGGAATCCGGCCGATGATGGTCGCCGGGCGCAACAGCCCGATGAACTCGTCAGCCATCACCTGGAACGCGATGAGCGGAGCCGCCCACGTCACGTCCGTCGTGGTGCCGGCGCCGACCGCGGCCTTCATGATGCCAGGGATGTCGACCGACAGTGCCTGCATCACCTCCGGCGTGTTGTGCCAGCTCTTCTCCGCCCTGGCGATTTCCAGTGGATCGCGACGCAGGATCGCACCGCGCAGCACGGCAATCGCATAGCGCGTGAACGCCGTGCCCTTCGGCACGTTCGGTTGCACGGTGATCACGCTGCCGCGCCGGACCTCAGACGCCTGCTCGGGCGAGGCGACTTCGCCAACCGGCTTCGCCGCCGCCTTGTTCTGCTTGTCGAGGGCGGCGAGGCGCACCAGGTGCGCATCGATCGACTTCACTTCGGCTTCAAGCGTATCGTATTCTTCGCTCTCCGCCTCATCGAGGGTTTGGCTGGCTTCCGCCGCCTTCTCCATCAATGCCGTCATCCGGGCGCTCTTCGCCTCGCGGCTAGCCTCGAATGCGGCAATTTGCTCCGCAATGGTTTTCACGGGTCTCGCGTCCTTCGGCGCTAAAGACTTCGAATTGCGCTTTCCCGTGACGCCGGGGGGTTTGTCGACCTCGCGCTGCGTCTGGCCTGACGCGGCCCGCAGCTCGGTGTCGATGGAACGGATGGTCTCGATCAGCGCATCTTGCTGCGCCGGGATGGTGACAAGCGAAAGCTCAAGCACCTCGCTTTCAATGAAGCGAATGCCGCCGTCATCCATGAACGACATCTCGATGGCGCGGAAGCCGATCGACACCGCGCGCACCAATCCCGCCTTGACCGTCTGCCAGGCTTCGTCGACGCGGTCCTTCAAACGGCCAGGTTCATCGACCTTGGCGATCTTCGCCGTGAATGTGATGCCATCTTTGGTCGGCTTGTCGAAGCGCACGGTGCCAATCGGCTCGGCGCTGCGATGCTGCCAAAGGAGAGGCAGGGGATTCTTGAACTGCACCCCGAGCGGTTCCACGATGTCGCCCAACCGGTCTGGTGTCGGACTGGTCGCGATCCCGGTGAGCACCCGATCGCCTTCGTTGAGCGTCTTGATCTCAAGCACGCTGTAAGCGCGGGTTCTCGCCGCGCTCACCTGCCCACCATCTGTAACAGCCGCGTCTTTGCAGATGAGCCGCTGCGCAGCGGCCAGCTCGGCGCTCAACCTGACGACTCTCATGGCGGACGCTCCTTTTAGAAAATCACCATCTTGTATTCGGGCGCTCGCGGCTCGTTTGCCTTGGCGGCAATCCCGAGCGCCATGATCAGCGCCACCACCCCGTCGATGCGCTCGGTTGAGCGATTTTTTGCCGGCTTGAAATCCCCGGCCGGGGATTCCTCGACCGCCACCACCTGAGCGTGGCGCCGCAGCACCGGGTGCGCGCCGTGATGAAAGCCGCTCTGCAGAACCAGGCGTTCCAGCTCTTTCGATGGTGCACCCATCGAGGCGAAGCCCTGCCCGAACAGAACGACCGGCAATCCTTCCGTCATCAACTCGGTGGCGAGCTGCGTCGCGTTCCATCGGTCGATCGCGAGCCCGCCCTCATCGGCCTTGCGCTCGCGGACGCCCGTGTACGCGATCTTGAACATCTCGGCGTCGCGCTCGATCTGCAGCTTGATCGCCGCATAGTCGATGACGTTGCCAGACGTCGCGACGATCGCCTTCTCGCTCACCCATTTCTCGTAAGGCAACTTGTCGCGCTTGGCGTGCGCCTTGATCGTGTCCGCCGGCTTCCAGAAGCGAGCGAGCGCAACCGGGATGTCGAGCCCCTCCTGGATCGGGAACCACCACACCAGCGACGACAGGTCCGTGGTAGAGGAAAGGTCGAGCCCACCGAAGCAGCGCTTGTGCCGCAGGGTCGCGTCGAGCTTGTTCCAGGGGATCAGGCCCTTGCAGTAATCCCACCCGAAGCGCTTGCCGTCGTCATCGACCGCGTCGATCGGCAGCCAGCGCACCGTTTGCTCGGTCCAGAGGTTGAGGCGGAACTGCTTGAACCAGTTCTCGAGCCGCGGCAGTTGCCGGGCCCGCTTGCAATCCGTTTCCACGCGCTCGAGCGGAATAGTCTTGCAGAGGTTCGGGTTCGCCTTTGCCCAGACTTCCGGATCAGTCCAATCGTCCTCGGGGTCGGCGGCATAGATCACGACCAAAGTCTCGGGGTCCTCGATCACCCCGTCGCGAATCTTGCAGCACTCGTCGAACACTTCCTCGCCGTAGCCGCCCTTTTTGCCCGCCGTCGAGATCAGGAACTCCAGCGGCTGCCGGCGCGACGCCGACGAGTCGTGGATGAACGTGTACAGCTCATCTGAGCGCCACTCGTGAATCTCGTCGCCGATGAGACCAGACGCGTTGAAGCCGTGCTTGCCTTCCGGCTTTCCCGACAGCGGCCGGATCGAGGCGTTGAGCCGCGGGCAATAGATCGAGGGCTTGAGGCAGACCAGGTGCTCGGACAGTGTCGGCGACTTCGCCACCATGCTGGTGGCCTTGTCGAACACGATTTTCGCCTGGTCCTTCTCGGACGCGATGGCGTAGACCTCGCCCCCTTCTTCAGCGTCACCGACCAGGATCAGCAGCGCGATGCCGGCAGCGAGTTCAGTCTTGCCGTTCTTGCGCGGTATCCAGACGTAGACCCGACGATACCGGCGCGCGCCGTCGGCGCGCTTCCAACCAAACAGCGGCCGGATGATGTCGTCTTCCTGCCACGGCTCCAGCACGAACGGCCGGTTGGCCCATTCGCCCGTGGTAAAGCGTAGGTGGTCTGGAAAGAAAGCAGCCGCCTTGTTGGCCGCCGCCTCATCAAACCAATATACCCCGTCCCGCCAGACCGCCCGTTCAGCGTCCCAGGTCGCGCGAGCAGTGACGCCGCGCGGCCTGACTTGCGTAAGCATGGGATCAATTCAGGAGCCCGATTGGCCCCTCGACTGGTTGCGCCGGCTCTGCCGGCTTGGTGGCCGGATCGTGCGGACGGCGATCATCGCCGAACAGATCACGGGCTGCAGGATCGGCGTTCTGTGCGCGCGCCGCAAACAGCCGCTGGCGCTCCGCCGGATTGAGACCGAAGCGATCTTCCGCCGCCAGCAACTGGCGCTCGACGCGATCCGCGATCAGGAACGCCGGATTGATGCGCCTGAGCTTGCCATATACGGTCGTCGACTCATAGCTATCGCCTTCCTTGTCGATCGCCTCTTGCGCATTCAGCCAGCGCGCGAAGTTGCGGCAGTAGCGCCCGAAGGTGTCGACGTCGGCCGGCGTGAGCAGCTTCAGCGAAATCAAACGCGGGGCGATGCGATCCCACACTTTCAGCCCGCGCTTCTTCAGCCATGGCGGCGGCGCAAGCGCGGCCATGCCGGTGCCGGCCGGCGATGCCGGATCGGCACCAATCGGTCGGTGACCAGGGTTACCCTTCTGTTTCCGGATCGCTGCCGGTTCTGGCTTCGGCCCTCGACGTCCCATTGTTCCTATGCACCTTTTAAAAGTTTGGCGAAACCTGCGAAATAGTTTTTGTTGGCGCGCACCGGCCCTAAACAACGCACTCGAAAAACATTTTCACGCCCCCCCGGGGGGTGCATTGTTTAATTTATTCGTCAGCCGCCTGGCGACAGCACTATCGAGCTTGAGGTCTTCTTTGTTGATGGAGCCTTGTCGCCACATCACCTCAAGCTGCTGCTTCACCCGATCGTGGTGCCACTTGCATGAGGGCTGCCAGTTCGTGCTGTCCCACATCAGAGCATGGTCACCATCAGGGGGTACGATGTGGTCAGTCACCTCGGTCTGTGCAACCCGGCCCACCGCCTTGCACCCCAGGCACAGGGGGTGGCTGTGCTTGTACTGGAGTGACCGCCTATCCCACCGAGTGTCATACCCACGCTGTCGGAATGTGCCCCTATCCCTATCCACCACACGCTTGGTTGC